GGGAAGGATACAGACAAACGGGGGAAAATTAAGACCACAAAGCCACTTCGACCAAAAGCTTCAGAGAACAAAGATCTAAAGCACAATGCCACCCCAATCAAAACAAGCGTTCATGCGAAAACCGAAAATCCGAAACTTGCCCCAAGCGGAAAAAGAAAAACGGTACTCGCAACACCTGGCGACTCAAAGGAGCGCCAGCCGCCCTAGTTCTTCTAGGGGCCCCACCACCGTCACTACGACGGCGAGAAACGCAACATCTATAATACGTCAACCCAATAACTTCATGTTCACTCCTGATAGGGAACTTGATGCTTGTCTTGTTAAATATTCTATAGCTTTAATCAACCCCTTCGATGAAAATGCGATCGGTGCTTGTGTTCCTAGTTTCCCTTCTTTCCCCTCTATGAAAATTCGCTCCTTTGCCAGGTTCACGACTCACGTCGGATCCACAGGTGTAGGTTGGGCAATCGCCAAAGGTGACTGCGCTAACAACGTGTCCACCGTCCACTACACTGACACCGGATACCTAGGCACTGAATCCACAGCGATTACAACTGGAGGTGGAACTGGACTCTTCGATGCTGTCACTAACAACTCATACTCCTCAACTGAATTTGGAAAAGATTTATTGCAACAACGCCTCGTGTCTCTCGGACTCCGCATCCGCTATGTCGGTACCGAATTGAACAGAAGCGGCCGCGTCTCGATGGTTGAACATCCAACCCACGACTCATGGAATGCCATCTCCGTCATCGGAGTCAAACAGTTTGACAACGCAACGTCAAATGACTTTGGACGCAGTTGGCACATGGTCACATGGCAACCAATCAACGCGATCGAAATGCAATACAACGACACCGCCAGTTCACCATACGACTCTGGAGCCTACCCTCTTGTCATCGCCTACACAGGTGTGGCGGGTCAGGCTGTTGAGGTTGAGGTTATGCTACATCATGAACTCACTGGACGTACCGCACGTGCCAAAACCACTAACACCGCCGACTCGTACTTTACTGAGAAAATTATCTCTAAACTGGGAAGCTACTCTTCCGCATTCTTGAACAACGCTATCAACGCGGCTGCGAACCATCCAAACGCCACAAAGCAAGTCGTCAAAACACTGCTTAGTTCCGTTATTCCTTCAACAAGATGGGCCACAACTTCAAGAATGCTCGCCTACCACGACGAGATTTAGAAAAACACAAAAACAATAGAAAACAAAGAAAATTACAAAAACAATTTAAAATGAAAAACAAAAACAAACATTTTAAAAACATGGCGAGGAAAAACCATGGTAAAAACACAAAAAAAACAATATAAGTAAATGACGTATTATATGTGTGTG